CATCAAGTAACCAAGCATTCAGTAGACGTGCTTTATATTTAAACACAACTGGTACAGAAAATAATGCTTTTGGTTATTTGGCATTAGACGCCAACACGACGGGAAGTTACAACACAGCCGTAGGTGTCAACGCTCTAGGTGCTAACACAACTGCGAATCGGAATACGGCAGTGGGAACAGGAGCACTGCAAAGCAGTACAACTGGAACTCAAAACGTGGCTGTTGGTAACGAAACTGGTGATGCTATGACAACAGGCAGTAATAATACGTTAATCGGTTACGAGGCTGGAGGTGGACTAACAACAGGTCCTGAAAACTGTGCGATGGGTAGAGCAGCACTTTTAGATTGTACTTCAGGTGGTTATAACATAGCGATAGGTGTTGAGGCTATGGAAAACGGGACTGGTTCAGAAAACGTATGTGTCGGATTCCAAGCAGGAAGGGAATTAACTTCGGGTGGCAATAATATGTTATTAGGTAAGCAATCTGGTAATTCTGGTTCACCAGGAGGTGCTATAACGAGCGGTAATAATGAAGTCACAATAGGTAATCAATCTCACTCTAAGATCAACACACAAGTTTCAATAACAGTAGCATCTGACGAAAGAGACAAAACAGACTTTCAACCTTTATCTGCTGGCTTAGATTTTGTAAATCAATTAACACCTTACACTTATTATTGGGATAAACGTGCCTCTTATGTAGACTGGAATGAAAACCCAGACACAGACTTGGATACTATAGAACATGATGGCACTCACAAAGAGGACTGGATGGACATTGGGTTCAAAGCACAAGATGTTGTTGCTTTAGAAGAATCCATAGGTCACATAATAAGTGATAAAACCAACCTTGTTAGTAACCTTACAGGTGATGGTAAACAGTATCAACTACAATATGAAAAATTTGTACCGATATTAGTCAAAGCGATACAAGAACTTTCAGCTAAAGTTGTAGAATTAGAAAAACATTAAAAGGAGAATAATATGGCTCAAACAGTATCAGAATGTTTAACAGCAGCAGTAGACAGCGCAACACTTATTACTGACATTAACACTAATGGGAGTAATTCTTTATATGCTGGTGCTTCTTATGATGGGAGTGGTAATCTTGTAGCTTCACCACTATCACAAGCTGACATAAACACAAGAGTACAGCAAAACGTTGACCACTTAGAAACTATTTTGGCTTATGACGGCAGTGATGATAAACCTAACATTGTTGGTTCATCTTCAAGTAAAAAGACTACTTGTAGTGATGCTGTTACCACAGGTAAAGCATACATATCAGCTAATTCATAAAAGGAGAAAATAAATGTTATATCTTAATATTTTTGCTTGGGTTACAGCCATAATAGCAATAGCTTCATTAGTTGCTGCTATCACACCCACCCCAAAAGGGGATAAATTTTTGGCTAAGCTATATAAAGTCATAGACTTTTTAGCTCTTAACATTGGCAAAGCCAAGGATAGATCATGAGTTGGTGGAGTAAAGTAGTTGGTTTTTGGACTAATACTGAGGAAGTAAAAGTTCGTGCCAGAGACGAAGACGGTAAATTCGTAGGTGATGATAAATCAACTCCAAACATTAATGAAGCCTACACAACTAAACGAGTAAAAAAGAAAAAAGTCTCTAAAAAGAAATGAAGCCTGATGAAATCACTCCATTAACAGTGCATGAAAAAGAGTGTGCTCTTAGGTTTGAATACATCGAAAAAAGATTAGATGAAGGTTCTTCTAAATTTAAAAGACTTGAAACATTAATATGGGGTGTATACCCTGTAGTGATTACTTGTTTATTAGCCACTAGGTATATTTAAAAATGTTTTTTAAGAAAAAACACCTCTTACATTTACCAGTACTGTTGCTATTTTCTATATACAATTATGCAGACCAAACAGGTGATTGTGATGCAGGTACACAATATTGTGAGCAGAATAGTTTAGATACAACTAATACGACAACAACTACAAACACTAATACAAACACCAACACCAATACTAATACTAATACAAACACCAACACCAATACGAATACATCAACGTCTACTAACACGAATACTAACACTAACACGAACACAAACACTAATACGTCGAACAATACCAACGTAAACACAACTACTGCTACTTCAACAGCGACCACGAATAACAGTAATACAAACGTTAATACATCAACTTCTACAGTTAGTTCAACAGTTAATCAAACAGTTAATAATACAACTGTTTCAGAAAATACAAACACAAATAATAATACAAACACGAACTATAATGAATCGACGTCTGAGTCAAACGTAACAACAGACAACACCAACACTAATAACAATAATACTGTTTCTGATAACACTAATAGAAACATAAACGAGTCTAATAGTACGCAGACTATAAATCAGAATGTTAAAACAAAAGCTCCTCCTGCTTCTGCTATCGCTCCTAGTATTATGTCTTACTCACAAGACTTATGTACCACAGGAGTATCAGGTGCTTTCCAAGGACAAGTATTCGGTTTATCGGGTGGTAAAGCAGTTAGGGATGAAAACTGTGAAAGATTAAAACTGTCAAAGTATTTATATGATACAGGCATGAAAGTAGCATCTGTTGCTATCCTTTGTCAAGATGTGAGAGTTTTTCAAGCTATGGAGATGGCAGGAACTCCTTGTCCTTATAAGGGTGAGGTTGGAAAGAAAGCATCAGTGGCTTGGGCAGAAAATAAATCAGACAGACCTGATTATGAAGTATTAAAATCGAAGTACGTTAAAAAATGTAAAACCACTCGTAACGCAAAAGGCAAAAAGAAATCAGGAAGAACTTGTGTTAAAGAATTTTTGGCTAGTTAGTTGTTTACTACTGTTTAACAACTTACAAGCAAACTACACTTACGAAGCTAATCAACCACTGTACGACTTACACGATAACGCTAACGATTTTCAAGGTGAGTTAGCGTATGAAGTTGTAGATGATGGTATATCTCCTGCGATTGATCTTTCTTTTAATTTCACTTTTTATGGCTCTACTTTTTCACAAGCTAGAATGGCAACGAACGGATGTTTACATTTTGGTAACAGCGGTGATTATTGTAATGACTACACACCAGACCCTATTAATGGACAGCACACATACACTTTATACCCATTCTGGACTGATTTAATCAGAGACAGTAATTCTCGTATGAAGTCTTGGGGTGATTCTAGTAAGATGATATTTGGTTGGTACAAGATGCGTGAATATAACCGTAACTCAGACAATAGTTTTGAGATTATACTTTGGAACAATAACTCTTTTGATTTTCGTTATAGAGAACTAGATATTATCAATCATGATGTTTTGATTGGTGAGGTAGGATCTAATAAAGATAATTCATACACCTATCTATACCACGATGAGTGTAACACAGGGACCACTAACTCTAGCACTTGTGTAAATCAAAATTGGAACGCTACCTCGTTTAACACGTTATTAGAAAATGGTGGTAGCCTATATGGTTCTGGAGCTGGTAACGGTGTTGATTGTAGTGATCCTTTAAATGATTCTAGTTGTGCAGGATATGAAGCAGCATACCTTACTCAACAGTGTAATATTGATCAATTATACAATGAGTCTTGCCCTTTTTATTGGGAAGCATACGATGATTTACAGTGTGATGCAGATCCACAATATGCACCGTTTTGTCCTGGATACCAACAAGAGGCGTCAGTTGCATATTATGTTGAACAAGAGTTTGATTATGGTTACGAAGAAGATTTTAACTATGAGGAGATACAAGAAGAAATTATTATTTTTGATTACGAAGAAATATTTGTAGAACCTGTATTACAAGAGGTTTATGTAGAGGATATTGAAGGATTGATAGAAATAGATGTCATTGAAGAAATAATTATAGAAACTTTTCAAGAACCAACTACTGTAGTTAACTACACTGATTTTATCGCTGAAGAGATTGTTATAAACCCAGTAGAAGAATTAATACAGTTGTTTGAGTTTGAAACAATTATAAGAGAAGAACTAGAACAAGAGGTACAGGTTGAACCTGTTGAAGTTGTAGAGATTATAGAAGAGGTTGAAGAAATAATAGAAGTTGCAGAAAATGACGAGGAAGTGATAGAAGAGGTTGAAGAGGAAACAGAAGAGTTGATTGCAGAAGAAAGTTCTACCAGAAGCGGTATAACTTCTACTATGTTGAGTGTAGTTAATGACACTATAAGGACAGCTTCTGCTAGTTCTAATTCTAGTAATAACGTAACTAACACAAACAATAATACAGCTTCGTCTACATCAGGCATTAGCACTAGTAACTCACCAAGTATGTCAGATCAAATAACATCAGCTAATGCACAAAACAATATAGTATTATCGTTAAATACAAATACAGACGATGTTAGCGGTAGTCAAACACAAAACGTATCTACAATTATTACACCATTAGCCACACTAGATTCTAGCCCACAGGTGGTTATGGCAGAGGTACAGGTGCAAAATATGCAAGGTGAAATTAATACAGCAGTATCGGGTGTAATGACACAAAGCGAAGCTGATCAAATAGCTGATCAAATAATCGCTGATAATATTAAAGAACAACAAGAAGAGCTACAAGAAACTACACAAGAAACAGGAGAATATACTGACCAATCAACATTAGTTGCTTATCTAGGATATGTACCAGCTTTTGAAGTGTATAAAGGTTATGAAATACCTAAACAAGATGAGTGGTACACACCCAGAGATATCTATACTAATGCTTTCATTAATGACAATAATGAAGCCTTTTACGGTTTATCTACAGCAAGTTATAATACACTGAACGAAATGATACAAACACAACCAAACTTATAGGAGTTTTATATGGAATGGTTTGAAAATAAAACTACACAACTAATTGCCTTAGTTGGTATTGTCGGAACCTTAGCAGGTTTTGGCTACACTGGTGCAACTTATGTAAATAGATTAGAAAACCTTGAAGCAGAAATAGGTGGTATAGGTGACACGGAGGATGCTCAAAAGATAATCGAAGAAAGGTTTGCTGCCATAGAAACCTCTGTTGAGTACATTAATAAATCTATAGACAGTTTAATTATACCAGATAATAGTGACTTAAAAGCAAGCATTGCTACTCTAACACTCAGTGTTGAGCGTCTGCAGATAGATCTAGAAGAGTTAGAAAATAAAAATAAAAACCCATTATCGGAGTAATTTATGAAAGCATTACTTAAAAATTTAGTAGGAACAGTAGCTCCCACCATAGGTCAAGCGTTAGGTGGACCAATGGGAGGCATGGCTGCAAACATGATTGCAGATGTCTTGGGTTGTAAGAATGATCCTAAATCTATACAACAAGCTATGGACAACGCTACACCAGAACAAATGCTACAGCTTAAAAAAGCAGAGTCAGATTTTAAAGTCAGGATGAAAGAGCTAGAAGTAGATGTGTTTAAGTTAGAAACAGCTGATATACAAGATGCAAGAAAAAACTTTTCTAAAGATTGGGCATCTAAATTCATAGGTATTTTAGTAATTTGTGGTTTTTTAGGGTATATATTTACAGTTACGTTGCTACCACCAGACCAAAATAGTGATACTATAGTTTCTTTAGTATTAGGTTATTTAGGTGGATTGGCTTCAGCGATTATTAGTTTTTATTTTGGTGCCTCTCACTCAGGCGATAAAGATGAGTAAAGGAAGAAGAAAAATATCTGAAGAGGGGTTAGCACTCATTAAAAAATTTGAGGGCTGTGAGTTAGAAGCATATCAAGATTCTGTTGGTGTTTGGACTATAGGGTATGGACACACTAAAGATGTTAAAGAAGGAGACAAAATAAACAGAGACGAAGCAAACAATTTACTAACTGAAGAGATGCCTGAGTATGAAGGGTACATAAACACCTTAGTTGAGGTTCCTTTAGAACAATGTCAGTTTGATGCTTTAGTTTGTTGGGTTTACAATCTTGGACCAACTAATCTAAAAGATTCTACTATGTTAGCGTGTTTAAATGCTGGAAAATATAGTGATATCCCTGCTCAAATAAAACGTTGGAATAAAGCTGGTGGTAAAGTTTTACAAGGATTAATAAGAAGAAGGGAAGCGGAAGCTCGTCTTTTTGAAGGTAAAGATTGGTATGAGGTGTAACAATGCCACTAAACAAATTTATATTTAGACCTGGAATCAATAGAGAGGGAACTGATTACGATAATGAAGGTGGTTGGTTTGATGCTAACCTTATACGGTTTAGAAACGGTAGAGTACAGAAAATCGGTGGTTGGGTAAAAGAAACAACAGAAACATATCTAGGTAAAGCCAGAGCACTTCATGGATGGGTTGCTTTAGACGGTAGTAAATATTTAGGTGTAGGTACAACTTTAAAATACTATATTAAAGAAGGCACAAACTTTAATGATGTCACACCTATTAGGAGTACAACTTCGGCAGGAGACGTAACTTTTGCAAAAGTTGGTGATGGTGATGCAACTATTACAGTTACAGATACCGCACACGGAGCAGTACAAAATGATTTTGTTACTTTTAGCGGAGCAGCAAGTTTAGGCGGTAATATTACTGCTGCTGTGTTAAACCAAGAATATCAAGTTGCAACTGTTGTTAATACCAACTCTTACACAATAGAAGCAAAAGACACATCAGGAACTACAGTTACAGCAAACTCTAGCGACAGTGGTAATGGGGGTGGTTCTGTAGTTGGAACATATCAAATAAACGTAGGTCTTGACGATTATGTAGCGTCTACAGGTTGGGGAGCAGGACTTTGGGGAGCAGGAACGTGGGGTTCATCTACTGCTCTTAGTGCAACAAACCAATTAAGGCTTTGGACACATGATAATTTTGGTCAAAACTTAATAATTAATCCACGTGCTGCTGGAATATACAGATGGTTAGAAAGTGGTGGTGTTACTACAAGAGCTGTTGAATTATCTGGAATTACTGGAGCTAATTTAGTGCCTACCGTCGGACTACAAGTTATAACGTCAGAAAAAGATAGACATTTAATTGTTTTAGGAGCAGATCCTATTAGTAATTCTGCAAGAACAGGAAGCGTAGACCCCATGTTGATTGCTTTTAGTGATCAAGAAAATGAATTAGATTTTGAACCAAGAAGCACTAATACTGCAGGATCTCTTAGGTTGTCTTCTGGCAGTAGTATTATAGGTGGTGTAAAATCAAGACAAGAAATATTAGTGTGGACAGACACAGCTTTGTACAGTATGCAGTTTATCGGACCACCTTTTACGTTCGGCATAAACCTAATTAATGAAACTACAGGTCTAGTCGCTCCTAAAGCAGCAGTAACTGCACCAAGCGGTGTTTTTTGGATGGGGTATGATAATTTTTATGTGTACACAGGCTCAGTGAAAAAACTACCCTGTAGTGTACTGACTTATGTGTTTGATGATTTTAATTCAAGCCAACGTTTTAAAACTCACGCATTTACAAATACACAATATGATGAAGTAGGTTGGTATTATTGTTCTTCAAGTTCAACAGAAATAGATAGATATGTTGTATATAACTACGCTGAAAACGTTTGGTCATACGGACAACTTAGAAGGTACGCTTGGTTAGACGCTGGTGTAGAACCTTACCCTAGAGCTACAGAAAATTCATACTTATATGAACATGAAACAGGATATGACGCAGACGGTAGTCCTATGACTAACGTTTTTGTAGAATCAAGTGACTTTGATATAGGAGATGGAGAACAGTTTGCTTTTATAAATAGAATGATTCCTGATATACGTTTTTTAAGTAATAGCGATGGCGGTCAAGTGAACGTAGTTTTAAAGACACGTAACTTCCCAGGAGACTCACTTACAACAAACAGTACTAATGCTATCAGTAGTACAACCCAACAATCACACGTGAGAGCAAGAGCAAGACAAGCAGTAGTAAGAGTAGAATCAGATGATGATAACGTACCTGCAAATACAGAAACAGGTTGGAGATTAGGAGCAACACGTTTAGATGTAAGGACAGACGGTAGGCGATGAGTAGGTTACTAGTTACTAGACTACCTATAGAAATGGAAGAGGTGGTCAACGCAGAAACTTATAACCGTCTTGTTAGGATACTAGAAATAAACTTAGGAGAGTTTGATCCAGACAACATACGTCAAATAGATGATACTACTAAAGGTCAAGCTAAGTTTAATCCAGGAAGTATAGTCTGGAACACGAACAACGAATCACTAGAGGTTTATAGTGGTAATGAGTGGATAACTATTACTACACCTAAAATTAATAAAGGTTTATCAGCTACTGGTTCAGTGGGGGAAGTAACATTAAAAATAGCAGGAGCAACGAGTATTTCATTATGATATATACAACTTTCTTCAAATTAGTTAAACTAAACTGAATCAGGAGTTAAACAGAGGACTATGCAGACTACAGGGTTAGAGAGTTTAGAAGGTTTAGCAGACGCACGTTACGAATTAGCTATGCATGGTCGCTACGGCGACAACATGATTGGGCACCTTACTCCTGGAGAAATGGTCTTACCTAGACCTATAGCAGACGATCCTGTATTAAAAAGACAATTATTTGATGCTTTTGAACGTCATGAACTTAACCCTTACCAATA